TTGTAGCGGATTACTTTGAGGATAATGACGTCCTTAAAGCTATGACCGTTATGTATTGCGAAAGCTCTGGTATTGCAACTGCCGTAAATAAAAATGTAAATAAATCTAAAGACGTAGGGCTATTTCAATTTAATGATTACACGTGGGATTGGTTAAAGCCAAAACTCAAAATAAAAGATAGTAGAAAAGTTCCTGAAACAAATGTAGCCGTAGCTTCTTGGTTAGTATATAACGACGGTTGGCACCATTGGAACGCAAGTAGAAAGTGTTGGGGTAAGTATGAGTATTGAGCAACTGTTATTAATAATAATTTTAATATTGCAAATATTAACTTTTAAATACAAGTTTTTTGATTAGACTATAATATACATAAAGGAACGTATGGCTGAACAATATGTAGAAGTTGATGTTAATGAACTAAAAGAATTTCCTAATAACGCACGTATTGGTAATGTTAGGGAAATTTATGAATCGTTATTACAGAACGGTCAATACCGTCCTCTTGTAGTCAATCGTAAAGATAATATTATTCTTGCTGGTAATCACACGTTTCAAGCTATTAAGAGATTAGGCTGGGCTAAGGCTTTAGTTTGGTATGTTGATGTTAATGATAAACAAGCTAAACAAATTGTATTAGTAGATAATAAATTAAATGATGACGCTACTTATGATTACACTAAATTAGAAAAAGCTATTAAAGAACTGCAAGATGTTAGCGATTTAATTGGAACTGGATATACACAAAAAGCCGTAGATGATTTACTTGCTTCTGTAAAAACTGAAATACCAGAACCAGAAATGAAAGAAGATAAACCAAAAGAAGAAGCTAATGTTAATCCAGTTTTTGATGTTGTTCTATTGCTTGATGATGAACGATTTGAAATATATAAAAAAAACATAAACATTATTGCAGAATTTTATAAGATAAATCCAACACAAGCTGGTCTTAAAGCTATGGAATTGTATGCAGAGAAAGCAGAAGCCAATGAAATATGAAATAAAAAATGTTGATATTAATTCATTAAAAGAGTTTCCTAATAATCCTCGTTCTAGTTCTATTGAACCAATAAAAGAAAGTTTAGAAAAACACGGGCAATATAGACCGCTTACTGTAAGTAAAGATACTAATGAAATATTAACTGGTAATCATACTTGGTTAGCTATGAAAGAACTGGGCTGGAAAACTTGTGATGTAATGTTTGTTGAAGTAGATGAAGCTAGGGCTAAGAAAATAGTTTTAGTAGATAATCGTCTAAATGAATTAGCTACATACGATAAAGAAAAATTAGCAGATATGCTTGGCGAACTAATGGAACTGGGCGAACTGTTTGGTACTGGTTATACTGCTGACGAAGTTGATGACTTGTATGTTGAACTTGATGAAATAGATATTAGCGCATTTGAGGAATTTAGAGGTGGCTACGCTTTAAGTGATGAGGAAATTGCTGAAGTTGAAGCTAAATTGAAAGCACCTAGCGAACGTAAAGTAACAGAAAAAATGAACGAAGTCTTATTAGCATTTGTTGATTCTGATTATCAAAAATATCAAGTGTATCTTAATGTTATTAAAAAAAGAACAGGGTTGAGTGGTTCTGACGCTTTGTTTTCTGCCGTAAAAGATTTAGCAAATAATATTAATAAAGGCGAAGCTAACGAGCCTAGCTGGTTTGGTAAATTATTTGGTAAATGAAACTTATTATTCCAAGCTACAATAGACCTGAAACTATAAAAACACCATTTTTAGAAGTATTTAAAGACTTTGAAAAAATTATTTTATTGCACAACGATAATGAATACAACAATTATATAAAGTTTAATGATTATAAAGATATGCAATTAGTTGTTACTAATGTTAATAAAGGTGGTAAAGCTGGGCAAATTCGTTATGCAGTTAATAATATTTTGTCTAATAATGAGTGGGCTATTTTTGCAGATGACAATATTGATTATATTTATGGTATTGATGAAGCACATTGGAAATCTTTTGAATATACAAATAAAAATTCTACACATTGGAATAATATTAAATCTGATATTTTTTCTTCAAGATTGAAAGAATTAATAAAAGAAGCTGAAAGAGTTAATGCTCATTTGATTGGTTTTCTTTCTACTAATAATTATTTTTTTGCTAATAAAAAATTTAAGTATTTTGGTTTTTGTCACGGGAAACTTACACTTTGGAAAAAAGATGATTTATTTGTTTTTGACAATTTTGATTTGAAGTCACTAAATGATTTTCATAATACTGCAAGGCATTTAGTTAATTATGGTGTTGTCTTAGTTAATGATTATATGCACCCAATTGCTAAATATTTCCAGAAAGGTGGCATTGGTAGTAAAGAGGATAGAAAACAGGATAGAATAAATAATATTAATTTTTTAATTTCTTTTTACCCTGAATTAATAAAAACAAAAAAAAGAAATGACAATTACCCTGACGCTCGTTTTGTGCATTTGTCTAAAAAAAATTTTATTAATTGGCGAAATAAATATATTAATTTTATAAAAGAATATACTTTTGATATAGACAATGTTAGGTGGGTAAAAAATGATTGAACGTATGGTTAAAGTTATTAAGGAAATAGATATTTCTAAATATAATCAAAAAGAATATGCAGAAGTTGTCAATGAAATATTTTTACAATTTAAAGCTAAAGCTATTGATAATTTTATTAATGACTTATTAGATTCTAAAGGGTGGCAAGATACTGGCGGTAACGGATAGTATAATAAGATTATGATTGATATAAGACTTAGAACAAAAATTAGTAATGAGGAACTTAAACAAAAAATAGGTAAGATTCTTACTGATGACGATTACAATTTATTAATTCACAAAGACACAACCGTAAGAGGTATTGACGGTAAGGTTGTTGCGATATTTCAAAAAAATGTAATACCTGATTCTATAGTTGAACAAACTTATGAAACTCTACACGAACTTAAATCTTATCAAACAAATAACAGAGGTCTTGCTTCTGGAACACCGCGCCTAAGTAAAGGCGAGGGCAAACGTTCTGCTACTGCTAAAAGTATTGCTAGTGCAGTTATAGGAAGCTTTGACGCAGTTGGTTCAAAGCAATATTGTAGGCTTACTGCTTTTAGCGGTAAAGAAATGGATAAATATAAAAAGCTATTTCCATTATTTGAATTTATTGGCGACGAAATGAAACGCGTTGCACCTGAAAGATACAATGCACAAATGGAATTTATAAATAGAACTCATCAAGACTGGGTTATTCCTAATACACCATTTACTACCGTAACTGTAAATAACTCTTATCCTACTGGCGTCCATACTGATAAGGGCGACTTAGATGAGGGAATATCTACCTTAGCTTGTATTAAGAAAGGCGATATGCAGGGCGGTTATCTTGTTTTACCAGAATATCGTATTGCTTTCAAAATGGAACATAAAGACTTGTTAGTATTTGACGCGCACCAATGGCACGGCAATACAGAATTAATTAAAAATAGTGAGGACGGCGAACGTATTTCTGTTGTTTGTTATTACCGTACTCGTATGGAAAATTGCGATTCTATGGAAAGCGAATATATGAAACGCTTGAAAGTGCAGGAAAAGAAATTACTCAATCAATAGAGTGGGAACCTAACGAGAGTTACGCAGAATTTAAGGCGCGTAAATATGCTGGTATGTCTGGTATCGGTCAATCTAATTCTAATAAACGTATGGCGGGTAAATGTCCTACTACTAATGAAATAAAAACTAAATGTAAATGTAGAACTTGTATTAATAGACGCAATCGTGCTAAAGGTAGGCGTAAGCAAAACTTAGCGCGTAAAAAATTAGGAATACCTGATAATCGTTTTCACGGTGCAGACGCGCACGAGGAAAATTGGGCTACTGGTCTGCGTGTAGAAGTTAAAGCTGGTAAGCAAGTTGAACCATTATCTAAAGTCTTTTATAAATCTAAATTACAAAGTGATATTTCGCATAGGGCTTTTGGCGGTATGTCTAAACCGTTTATACAAGTAAGTATGCCTGACGGTTCTAGTAAAGGTATTGTAAGTTTTGAACTTGACGATATAGAAAATGTATGCGTTGAAGTTCTTAAAAACTTTGGATATAGTTTCGAATAGCTGGGCAAGTGTGATGTTCAACTATGGCGAAGCTTCGTGAAGTTAATACTTCGGAAAGGCACCACGTCCGTAACTCTCTTACGGCTCTATTTCACTCTGTTTGCCCAATACTCTTTTGCTAACTTGGTTCGTAAGGATTTTTCTCGGGATATTCAGTCTTACATCTACCGCAGTAAGTAAATCCGTCATCAAATTTAATTACTTGTAAATGTTCTGCACCTACACACATAGGCGCGTCTTTAACTGAGTTTTCCTCTAATAGTATTCCTAACGCCGTCCAATGCTTAACAATTGCATAAGGGGTAATTG